CAGAATATATTAACTGGAACGGTCCTCGTTATAGAACAGTTTCATTAAGCAGACTAATTGATGAACCTGATGTTATATTAAACGAATATACCTATTGTCGAGCATCACTAGACATTAATATCAGTTATGAAGAAGCAAGTTTTATTAAAGAAACTTTTAGTCAACAGTACAACGTTAGAGAAATAGCGTTGATCCCTAGCAAAAAGGAAGAACATGCACAGGATTGGAAAGTTGTAGACGATATTGAGGTTGAAAATGTAGACCAAATCGTGTATAATAGTTTAAATGCTGTAGACAGCGCAATGATCGATAAAAAAATCCTGGTAGATATATATAATTCCCTATGATTACACTTAAAGATATTACCATAAAAAACTTTATGAGTGTCGGTAATGTAACGCAAGCTGTGCGTTTTACTGATAACGGGCTCACACTAGTATTGGGCAATAACTTGGACTTAGGCGGCGATGGAAGTCGTAACGGTACAGGCAAAACAACAATTATTAATGCATTATCTTATGCTATCTATGGCAATGCACTAACTAATATACGCAAAGACAACCTTGTAAACAAAACTAACAGTAAACAAATGCTGGTTACGTTAGATTTTGAAGTAGAAGGTGTCAAATATCGTATTGAACGAGGAAGAAAGCCAAATGTGCTTAAATACTTTGTCAACGATCAAAATGTTGAAGATGACGAAGCACAAGGGGAGAATCGTCAAACTCAGGCACAAATAGAAAAACTGTTTGGTATGAGTCATGACATGTTCAAACATATTGTTGCACTAAACACATACACAGAACCTTTTCTCAGCATGCGGGCAAATGATCAACGTGCTATTATTGAGCAACTACTAGGGATTACAATGCTCAGTGAAAAAGCAGAGGTTCTCAAAGAACAGCAAAGGCTGACTAAAGATGCAATTAAACAAGAAGAATATCGAATTAAAGCAATTGAAGAAGCAAATCAGAGGATTGAAAAAAGTATTGGTGATTTGGAACGAAGACAAAAAATTTGGCGAGATAAACAAACGTCTGATGTCCAAAGCATTGAACAACAAATAAGCACATTAGAGAAGATCGATATACAAACTGAACTCAACAATCATGCACTGTTGAGTGATTACCTCGAAAAGAAAAACCTCAAAGATCAAGCTGATAAATGGCTAGCTAGTATTCAACAAGACAACATCAAACAACAACGTTTGGTAGATAAACTCGACAGTGAAATCAAATTACTTGAAGAACACAAGTGTCATTCTTGTGGACAAGAGATTCACGACGACAAACAAGAACAAATACTAAAAAGTAAACAAGAGCAAAAGCAAGAAGCTGTTATGCAAACTCTTGCTAATAATACACAAGAACAAGAATGGCAGGAAGTATTAGCTGAATTAGGAGAACTAGGTCAAATACCTGTTACACACTATAATACACTGCAAGAAGCACTTGAACATCAAAACACACTGAACAATTTACAAGCAGAAGCAACACGCATTGCCAATGATACAGACACTTATCAAGAACAAATTGAATCTCTTAAAGAAAGCGGAATGCAAGAAATTGATTGGAATTCAATGAATGATCTTACTGTACTCAAGGATCATCAGGACTTTTTGTACAAACTGCTAACAAACAAAGACAGTTTTATCCGCAAACGGATCATTGAACAAAACTTACAGTATTTGAATTCAAGACTTGCTTATTATCTAACTAAACTAGGACTTCCACATGAAGTTGCTTTCCAGCCTGATCTTAATGTAGAAATCACCGAATTAGGCAGAGAACTAGACTTTGATAACTTGAGCAGAGGCGAACGCAACAGGCTTATACTTGGACTTAGCTGGAGTTTTAGAGATGTTTTTGAAAGTATGAACACACCTATTAACTACCTTGCTATTGACGAACTTATCGACAGTGGCATGGATACTAATGGTGTTGACGCTGCACTTGGCGTTCTTAAAAAGATCGAACGTGAACGCAACAAAAACATCTTTCTTATTAGTCACAGAGACGAACTCGTCGGTCGTGTTAACACAATACTACAAGTTATTAAAGAAGGTGGTTTTACTACATTCAGTACAGACACGGAGTTTGTAGATGCAAAATAGATATTGGTGGGAACATTACTGTTCAGTTGAAAAAGATGTAGTATCTTTTTTAAGAGAAGATCCATGTGATTGGTGCGGAAAAACTTACACAGATCTGTCTCAAGTTAAACATCCGCAACAACTGTTAACTAAAAAGATTTTACCACCTGACGTATTTTACAAGGTTTTTAAAAATGAATGAAGATGACTGGAATATCTGCGATATCAATCTTGGTAGCTTTAACAACAAAAGCGAAAAAGGCGACGACGATTTTGAAGATTGGATGATGAACCAAGCACCATTTAAAGAAGAATACTCTATCAGCATTAGTGATTATACAGCAGATACCATTGATATAAGTTCATTGACATCGGGATCTACAACTGTTACATTTAATACAAGTACAACTAATAATATTAAAAAACTTGCATATGCAATGCCCATTGATTTATTATATAAATGGTTTCCAACTGAAATGAAAGAAGATGAACTAAATGACGACATTCCTTTTTGATGTTGACGGTACGTTAACTGATGCACGTAAACCAATAAACGAAGACTTCAAACAATTCATGTTTGAATTTTTAAAGACACATAAATGTATGATTGTTACAGGAAGTGACAGACCTAAAACTATCGAACAAGTAGGAGAAGACTTGACAAATATGTTTGAACGTGTTTATCACTGTAGCGGAAATCATGTGTTTGTTGGCAGTGAAGAAGTTTCTCGTAACGAATGGGAATTATCCAATGAACATATTAAATTTTTAGAAGAACAACTACAACGATCTAACTATCCAGAAAAAGTAGGTCAACATATTGAACAGCGCATTGGTACTGCAAACTTCAGTATTTGTGGTAGAGCTGCTGACTGGGAGCAAAGAGACAGATATAAAGAATGGGAACAAGTTAATCGTAGTAGAGAAATTATTGCAATTGGCTTCAATGAAATGTTTGACGATGCAATTGCACAAGTTGCTGGAGAAACTAGCATTGATATTTTTCCAAACGGTTGCGACAAAAGCCAAGCAGTTTTACAACAAAATGACACTACAATCTTTTTTGGAGACAACTGTATGCCCGGAGGCAACGACTATAGTGCCGCACAAATTAGTACAGTATTTCATCAAATTGATAGAGGTTATAAACAAACTTGGGAAATTTTAAAAAATAGGTATTTTTAGGTTGACTTTTCGTAGTTCAGGCATATATAGTAATTGCTATATATTAACATGCAATGGACTTATCAAGGCACAATCGTAGATGAAATACCTGAAGGATATATTGGATTTGTATATCTAATTACCAATCTCACGAATGGCAAAAAATACATTGGCAAAAAATTAGCACAATTTAAAGTAACTAAAAACCCACTTAAAGGCAAAAAACGAAAAAGACGTTCAACTAAAGAAAGCGACTGGCGGACCTACTGGGGAAGTTCAGACAAACTCAATGCTGATGTTGAACTTTTAGGTCCAGAAAAATTTACAAGAGAGATATTATACTACTGCACCAGCAGAGGAGAATTATCTTACTTAGAGGCTAAAGAACAATTTGACAGAGAAGTTTTACTCACTGACGAATATTACAATGGCATTATAAATGTCCGCGTAGGCGGATCTAAGGCACTAATCGAATCTCTTAAAAAATAATATACCCCCTCTAATAAAAGCATTGAGGCGGCGACACACGGTGTTTAGCCAACGGAACTTGCCGGGGGACACAAACCAAAAGAGTGGGCTCTGTTGAGCTATTACAACCCACGGGTATTACTAAATCAGTTGCCGTTATTTGCGATTTAGTAGCTTGCGTTGAAAGCGGCGAGTAAAGGGGTCAAGCACAACCGCCTCTGCCTGAAAAGGTTTCGCTTATAACGGTGCGCTTGGGAGCGGGGTAATGACCTTAGCTTTTTTTTTGCACTTGGCCGTACACAGGCTAAGTGCGACTGAAAACAGGGTAATAACGTTATCATTAAAAATAATTATTCAAAAAGAAAAAACTTCAAACGAAATGAAATGAGTTTGACGATGAGCGTTAGCTCTTCGAATTAAAATGTTTGCTTTCTACTAGAATTTAAACTTTGTTTTTCAGCTTCTACTTTTTCTATCATTACATCTCTGATTTCGTCAATGAAATACATAGGCATGTTATACATGTCTTGTATTGTATAACTTCCGTTTGAATATAAAGCAATTTGATTGATGTTTTTTCTAATAGCTTTTCTGTGATTGTTTAACTTGTCAATCTCTTTTTTGACTTGTTCATGACGAGTGCATCTCTTTAAGGTTTTTTGAAAAAAAAAGCTGGGTTAAACTCTACAGGTGAGTTATAGGATTTTCCACATTCTTCACCGGAACATGTAAAATTGAAGTCATTTCCTATGCCGTTTTCGTTTAAGTTAGTGATAGCACGTTTAAGTGTATCGACTGTTTTGTTTTGAGTTTTACTTAAAAATTCTGCAATGTATTCAAATTCTGTAACAACTTTTCCGTCTGGTAATTTAATTTCACTGATTGCATCTGCTACTATTGCAATTGCACTAGCTGTACTGATTTCCAAACTGCGATTAAATGTTTCTTGATCTAATGGTTGTTCACCGTTTTGATTTTTAAACATCATTTCAATCATTCTCTGATTTTCAATACTTTGAATGTTAGCTGCATTAACTGTTTTAAGTGTGTTTGGTTTTAAAACAAAAATTAGCTCTCCTATTTCAATTTCAGACTCGTCTATTACTTTTATTTGACTTAGTATAGAACTTAGTTCTATTTCATACTGGTTATAAGTTTCGCAGTGCGGACAACGACTTTCAACTTCTAGTTTATTTTCATAACTGGCTGCTCTACTTCCTAGTAATATAACATCTACGTCAGGCATACAGATTTCATACGGATCTTTGATATCTGGTGCAATACTTTTAAACAACTCGAACAAACTTTCACCGTTAAACAGTGTGTCGGGAATGTTTAACAACATTTCATCTCTAACTGTCATAGGAAGTATTCCTATTTCTCCTTGGTCAGTTAAATTTGGCTTGTCTTTGTACCATTTTCCTTGGGTAGGAAGTTTAACATATATTTCTTTAGTACGATAGTATTGATCTAACGGATTGTTCATTTTTTACCTATAAATAACAGTATATAGAATTATTTATCTTAATTAAGTGAGCAGTTAATGGCAACAATATCAATTCCAATAGGAGGCAGAGCGGTACCAATTGAAGTGCCAGACTTTGCTATGGAAAATACACAACAAGCTATTCTTGAAGCAACTAATAAAATGGCAGTGCAAATGGGCGCAACTGCTAGTGCAATCAAAGATCAAGGACAAGGATTAGACGGCGCTGCTGACAACTTAGATGATGCAGCAAGAAGTATTAGACAACGGTTATCCGATGCTGCTCGTAATTTAGGCAAAGAAAGCATTAAGTTTAGAGAAGGTGTTAATACTTTTAATAAATTTGCAGACAAACAAAAGTTCAGTGACCAAGCTAGTAGTTTCTTTAATATGATACAAATGCCCATGATGGCTGGTATTATGGGAACAGGTATTGGTATCTTAGAACAATTTGGTGCTGCAATGAATAATGCTAGACGTGTTGGCGTTGGTGTAGGTGAAGACTTTATGGATATGCGCAGAGATGTAGGTGACCTAGGTTTAACACTTGATCAGTTTACTAACATGATGATTACTAGTGGTCCTGCAATTAGAAGTTTAGGAGAAAACACTTCTGCTGGCACACAGCGTTTACTACAACTAAACAGAGCATTTGCAGAGACTACACGAAATCTTGGGTATTTTGGATTAAGTTCAACTGACATGACTAAACTGTTAGCAGAAGAAGTAGAACTTAGACGTTTAACTAGTACTAGTGAACAAATGCGTAACCTTGATATGATAGAGTTTAGTAGAAGTATTTCTGAAAACGTTGCACTACAAGAACGCATGGCTAGTTTAACAGGTGAAGATTTACAACAAAGACTTGCTAACAGACGTGCCTTACAACAAGACGAGATTGTGCAAAGTGCGTTGCGTGATGCTAGTTCTGGTACTAGAATGGCTATCGATATTCTAGGTACAGAAATGGGCACATTAGGTGAAAGCATAGCAGGCGCTATTGCTACTCAAATTGCTACTGGTCGTGCTGCTGAAGCATTTGCTAGTGAACAACAAGCACTTATGGGTGGCGGATTTCAGCGCATTAGAGACTTTGTTATGAATAACAGAGATAGCATGAATAGAACAGATTTTGCTGCTGGACTAAGACAAGTTATCGAAGACAGTATTGGCGCATTAGATGCTGATAATCTAAGACAATTAGCTAGTACTTCTGGTCCTATTGCAGGTGTTGCTAGAGAACTATTAGGTATGCAAAACAGACTTATCGAAACAGGAGATGTTGTTGATGCTGAAGCTCAAGCTAGACGAAGACAACAAGACGCCGCAGCCGATGGGTCGCTAGCTGCTACAGGTTTACAACGTGATGCTGAAGTTCTTAGTAATGTTATGAGAACATTAACTATGGAATTTACTATGATGGCAATGGGCATTGATCCAAGAACTGGCGGCGATGCAATGTCAACTTTAATGCAATCACTAGGAGGTGTTTTAGGTAGTGAAAATACAGCCGTACTTACTAGAGCTGCTGGACTGTTTATGGGCGGATATAGTGGGGTAGGACCAGCTGCTGACTTGTTTAGAATGGGCGAGTTAGAAAGTCGTGAAAGCGAACTAAGTGAAGCAGATCAACAAGAATTAGCTAGATTAAGAAGCCGAGAAGCAGAAAACTTAGCACAATTGGGTACTATATTAGGTGCTGAGTTTGGTCCAGAGCCGATGAGACGTGCCGCTGAAATTGCACGAACAGTTTTAGCAGGTACCAGAACTAGAGATGCGTTTGGTTTTGGAGGCCAGCCACCTGATCCAAATGATCCTGATAATACTCCGAGTTGGCTTAGTCGAATATTGAACGCCTCGCAAGATGCAATGCAAGTTATTATTCAAAACTGGGAAGATTTTAATCCAAGCAGACCACCTATTCCTGCACCCCCTGATCCTGGCCCCAATTAACGCAGGTTGACAAATACGATAAATATACTATAATAGAGAAAAGAGTATCCTATGAGTTGGAAAAAACATTTTACAGTATACAACGGTCAAAGTGCTGACAGTATGAAACCAAGCAGTGCTAGTCGTTTTCAAAGCTGGCTACCTGAAGTATACAGTGGTCAACCTAATCGTGTTGAGCGTTATGCACAGTATGATCAAATGGACATGGACAGCGAAATTAATGCTGCTCTTGATATTATCAGTGAGTTTAGTACACAAGTTGATGAAACAACAGGTGTTCCGTTTAGAATAGAATTCAAAGAAGAAGCCACTGAAAGTGAAAGTAAAATCTTAGAGCAAACACTACAACAATGGTGTAATCTACAAGATTGGGACAAACGTATTTTTAGAATGTTCCGTAACAGTATCAAATACGGAGATCAATTTTTTATTCGTGATCCAGAAACATGGGAACTTTATTATGTAAATCCTGTTGATGTTACTAAAGCAGTTGTAAACGAAGCTAAAGGCAAACGCCCTGAGCAATACGTTATGAAAAATTTAGATTTGAACATGAAAGAAAAAACTGTTAGTAAACCTGTACAGCATGCACAAACATATGGTACAGTTAACAGTATGATGCGTGGACAAGTACTAGACCGTGGCGCTTATGGTAATTCAGCTGGAGATTATAGCAACAGCATGGGCAACATTCAAGAATATAATGTTGACGCTGAACATGTTGTACACATGGGACTAACAGAAGGTATGGACAACAACTGGCCCTTTGGTAGCA